AGACACCACTCATAGAAGCATTCTGTGTTGTTTGATCGAGAATAAGGACACCAACAAGCGTAATATTCTTGCGTTTATCGGTCACAAGTGTGGTGCCTGTCGTGCTGAAATTGCCGCCTTGCATGATCGCACTTGTCGCCCATTTGATGACATACACTTCAATGAAGTTGCCGACAACGTTAGGGTTGACGTTGACTTGAAAGGTGCAATCAATATCCCAATCGAAGGGCTGTTGCGTTGCTGTTGCTCCAGAGATGGTGGATTTGTCGAATCTGTTGCTATATTTGCCTGCGGCATTGCCCGTACTGTTGATGGGGAACGTAACCGTGCCACCCGAATCTTGAAAAGTGACTCTCGTACCTGCAACACGGAAAATCTTGTTTGGGGCTGCAAGCACAAGGGTACTTGAGAGGAGAAAGAAACTTATCCATGCGAGGACAAAGTATTTTTTCATGTTAAGGCATCCTTAATGCGTATTCAATATCGCCTTGCGTCAACACCCCTTGCCAACTTGCCACACCAGGATCCGCTTTTGTTCCTGCTCCCGAGGTGACAAAGAGCTTTTCAGCTCTCGACGTTTCTTTGCGACTCATATGACCAATATGCACTCGGTTCAGTTGCGCATCCCCTGTGCCAGCAAAGATGGTGAGTAACGCATCTCGGACGGTAAGCAGTCCTGGTGCTGTGGCATCATCACCGCGAGAGAAGAGTTCAGTCCACCTTGGAATTTGTGCAAGAGGAAATCCCACATCAGTATTTTTAAAGGTTGTCCCTTCGCTTGAGGTGCCAAAAAGAATATCAAGTCGTTGGACTTTATATTTATAGATATAGAAAGGAGGCGCAAGAGCCATGTTATATTTCTGGGTGATAACACCGTAATTCTTGGCAGCAACATCCGCAGCAAATTCTGCTTGATTCGTCACAAGGATATCTGTTTGAATCTTCTTATAGTCAGCGTCAGTGAGCACAGGTTGTGCGAGGGCTACTCCAGAGAAAGCAAGCAGGAATAGCAGCAATACAAAACTCTTTCGCATACATGAATCCTTAGTTAGTAGCAATCACCTGATATTTTCCCAAGACACTTGAGCGTTCAATGCCAACAATGAAATATTTCGTGACATCAGCAGGACAAGAAGCTGGAAAAGGCACATTAGGAGAAGCCACATAGACACCAGCAGTAGACCAATCGAGTGTTTGCGCTGACGTACACAGGAACTTATACCGTGTGAGCGTTCCATCAGCAGGCACCGCAGGAGGCGCCGCCACCACAATGGTGGTACTGGCAGCGGTGAAACTCATCTGGCACGTATGCGCGACGCGCCAATCACACGTATACGTTGTACTTGGTGACAGCGTCGTGACCCCTCGCCCGACCCCTGTAGTGGTAGCCACGAGTGTCCAACAGCTCTCGACAGCATTCCGCTTAAACTTCAGGCGATCATACGTCTTCACGCTGGCGATGTCCCCACTTGTTGCCGTAGGGAGTGCAAAGCCACTCATGGCACAAAAGGCGGCGTTGTAGGCAATGGGTTGTGGCAGGGTGGATTGCAGACGATATTCGATCTCATGCTCTGGCTTGGGATTCGTCCCTGTGCATGTGGGCAGGGCGAGTGTAATTGCAGCAGTAATACCATCCAATGTCCCCACATCAGTCGTATCACAATCATACGCAACACTCCCCCCCGTGTTCACAAGGGCATTGACCCTGGGGACGATTTGCTTATTGGAGACTTCTTTCGTGTTGGTCGTGGTCAGAATAATCGAAGGATCAGGAATGCCAGCAATAGGTTCTTGATAATCCGTCCCTGGAATAGCAAGACCTTGGACACCAGCTGTGATCTTCACAAGGCCAGTTCCAGTGGCTCTTTTAATTATTTTCCCTGTTGTGCCTGTAAACAATGCCAGTTCATTCTCAACACTTGTGGTCGCCGTACTTGTGACATCACCTGTGCCTGTACCACCGCTCGGAGGAATAGATGAAAGTGGTGGTTGATAGGTATTATGCCCTATTGTTACGGAAGCTATTGACACCCCAAAATTGATAGCTTCCTGCGTTGCTGCTGTACCGTCATGCTTAAAACTATGCCCCATGACCAAATCTCCAGCAGCTCCTACACGAACACCAGCCCGCCGAAATAGTCCCACATCTAACGCTCGACCGTTACCTAATGTTGTACCCCCCACTATGCCACTATAAGAGGCTTCTATATTGACACCACTCCATGAGCAATTCCAATAAAAACCTCCATTAATTATAATACCACCGAGATTATTGACAGTAAGAGCCAAGCAATCCCCTTGGTTCCGCATCACGGATGGTGTCAAAGCTGATCCTAAAGGAAAGCCATCCGCACGTCCTGAGAGTTCAATCCAGGGATTCGTGATAATGTGGCCAACTCCGTAGGTATTGAGCCACAATCCGTAGTTATTATCCGCACTACTTGCAATGTTGTAAAAGAGTAAGTCATTAAGAGGCGTAGTAGCCGTACCACTAAAAATAAAGCCGCCAAAGTCGTTGCCAAAGGTCCAAGAATTGTAGAAAAATGGTCCAATGCCATTCGCTGCTTGGGTGTTACTCCCAGCGAAGCCTACACCTTTGTTGAGTTGCGCCAGACTACCCACAACATTCCACTGAGCAGCGCTACAGGTAGTATCATAGACAAATTCAAATCCGTGGCTGTTGTTGTTTTCCGCTTTGAGGTCATTTGCGCGGGCAAATGCGGCACAACCAAGCACAAATCCTCGCCAATTCATTCGTGCATCTACCCGTTCTATAGTGGCGTAATTCACGCCAGCCGCATTCCGAACGATAATTCCATCACCCCCAACAACGGCATGACCACTATGGGTCACCGTCAGATCAAGCAACGAGACATTGTTCGCGGTAATGTTGCTAATAACTGGCACATTTGTTACGGTTTGTTGGAGTATAGTAGTATCGAGCCCCGCGCCTTGGAGTGTAAGGGGACGAGTGATCGTTAGCGGTGCATTAAGCACACACGTACCTGGAGGTAGCATCAGACGACTTCCTAATGGGACCGTATTAAGTGCGTGTTGGAGTGCTGCCGCAGTCTGCGTAGTACTATCACATACCACGCCATAAGTACGTGCATCTTCAACACTTCCACTAGGAGGGGAGAAACCTTCAATATGGGTTCCATCTACCCATCTCGCTATTTGGCCGGAGCTCGGCGTACCACTCACCTGGACATCGCCCGTCCCGCCAGGCCCGCTAGGGGTCAGCCATTCCCCCTGACTCTTCACGCCGTTGACAAAATCCCAGACCACGGTTTCTTTGTGGATCGTTTGCGCCCAGACAACGACCGCAATCCCCAGCAGTGCCAGCGCGAGTAATCCCCAGCGTTTCATGGGCACGTCACTCCTACGGTGAGGACACCATTGTTGATACAGAGATACTTCGTGACGCCGCCTGTGTTATACGTGCCAGCTTCCGACGTCATCGTGTAGAGCTGCACCCCTGGATTAAAAAAGATGGTGGAGGCGTTCGCAAATTGGAGGACCGGAAACCCACCACTTTCATACGCCCGAAACAGTGTCGTTGGCCCAAAGATGACCCCGCCCGGCTGCATACTGGCGGTAAACGCGCCGCCATAGGACGGGGATGGATGGCTTGGATGGGCCACAATGAATTGATACCCGTCAATGCTAATATTGGAGCCGCTACTGGCATAGACGCCGACGGCCCCGGCACCCCCCGTATTAAAATTCACGCAACGGATATTCGTCACAACGACCTGATTCCCACTCCCATCGGCTAACACACATTCCCGATCAAAATTGACCGTTTCGACATTGACGAACGTCCAATAGTTATTGGTGCCAAAGACAATCAGCCCGCCCGAATTGACCCCCGTGGTCCCCGCATGGGGATTGGACCCCACATTGACCATCCACCCATAACTGCCGCTTTGATCGACAAAGACGCCTTTGTTGACGCCGTCAAGCTGAATCGTTTTGCCCGTAAACCCGGCGGACCCCCCATGGGCATTGGCCTGGAAATACAACCCGTAATACGAACTGAAGGAAAAGAAATTCTCCACATAACAGCCATCACACCGCCCAATCACCATGGAGGCGAGGTTGGCCGCTTGATAGCCCATGACATTCGCATCGCCTGACCAGAAGGGCCACATATGAATGTCATAGACGCGCGTGATATCCAGCAGATAGTCGAGAGCGATACCGACCTTAAAGAACTGGCCAAAAATCTGGCGAATATGCACCCGCCCGCTGTTCACGGCGCCGACACTGATCTGCGCAATACCCCTGGTAGCCCGGTAGAAATACAGGTTCTCCAGGGTAATATCCGAAATCGCCAGGGTAGGATGGGTAATCACAATCGTATAGTCATAATCCACCGGCGCCCATCCAGGGCCAGGGTCCGGCTGGTCATGGTCAAAGGCCAGGTTGGTCAGGCCCGCGCCCGAATGTTCCAGTGAGAACGGACGAAAGCCCGTGCTACGGATATGGAGAAAGGTGCCCTCGGCTCTGTCGCTCTGGTTCATCGCAATGGAGGGGCCCCAGGCCGCGCCCTCGATCACGACCCCGCCATCCACAACCACGGCAGAATTGAGCGCATAGCGACCTTTCGGGATGTGGACCCGCGCCGCCTGTTGCGCTTTTGCCGCCCCGAGGGCCAGCCGCAGCGCCGGGGCAATATCTGTGGTGTCATCCGCCACGCCGCCATAGAGCGGGTCGGTCACGTCATACGTGCCGTTCCGCACATAGGACGAGGGCACGCGCCAATCGTCCACCGCGCTAATCACCCCACCTGCCACGGTGACCTTGGCGAGCATGGCCGCCCCGAAAAACGGGACCGGATAGCTGGCAGACTTCAGCCAGATATAGTGCGTCCCGCGTTGCCGATTCCACCCACTCACCGTGCTAATGGTATCGGGATGGAGCGCCAGCCAGTACGTCCCATCGCCGCCCGTCAGCGGCCCGACTGTGGTAGCCGCCTGGCTCACCGGCGCCGACGACCCTGGCACTTCCACCACGCCATCACAGGCAAACGCCGCCAGCGTGGTGGAGGACACGGGGACAGCCGGGAGACACCCCGTGACCATATAACTACCAGGCATAATACTACTAAGCCTTTGACGCAACAGTTGAATCGCATCGGTTGCGGTCTCGTTCGCCGCCCAGGCCCCGCTGCACAGCACGAGCCAGACGGCTATCCCTCCCCAGACCTTCCTAGACATCGCGTCTCCTCCTGCGTGGCTTACAGTGGCGTCAGCGTCAGCCAGAACGCCGTGAGTCGTATCAGTCCCGCCGCGCCAAACAGCGCCCCTGGCGGGTTCGGCGTGATCACCACCGAACCCGCCGTCGCATAATTCGGCATGTCGGCGCGCATCTGCCCCACATTGTTCACGCTATCTTTCGTAATCCCGAGCGCGGAGCCCCAGCCGCCCCGGATGCCAGGCCCGCCCACATCGACACTCACAAGGCTGTTTTCGGTACTGAGACTTGTCACCACCCGGTAGCCCACGCCCATCAGCTTCACACCTGCGGGAATCAGCGCCACGGCGGTCAGAAATTCTGCCCCGCCCACGCTGGGCACCTCCACGGTACTCACGCCATGCACTTCCCCTGTCCCTGGTGACACCGTCACCGTGGTCAGCGCACGATCAAAGAGCGTCAGCGCGGTCCCGCTGGCGGACCAGCCAATGAGTTTCAGCGGCTCCGGCCCTGGAAAGACCAGGTTGCGCAACACATTCGCCGCACTCACGGCAAACGCAGGCGATCGCGCGATACGTTCGTACAGGTCTTGCACCATCCGCGTCAACTTATCCAGCGCCGCCTCGTGGGCTTCCGCGCCAAAGGGATCACCTGCCACGTAATCGGTCTCTTGCGTCTGCGGCGTGACCCGGCGCAGGAAGACGATTTGCCCCACGGGCGGCGCGTTGAAGAAGACGACATTCCCGCCTGTGGCACTGCCCACGCCCGTCACGGTGTACGCCGTGGTGAGGACATCGGCCAGGTAGACTTCGAGATCGCTGGCCGCGCCAATGCGCCAGGGGTAGGCAAAGGTGGTTTGTACCCCATCGCCGACGTAGAAGGTCCAAGGGATTACGGCTTGTTGCGTCATTAGCGCGGGGCTCCTACCCGTAAGCGTTCCTCTTCCCGTCGCAATTGTTGTTCTTGCAGTCCGCGTAAGCGCTCGCGGTGCGGCAGAGGCGTCCGTTGCAAGTCCTGGAGCGCTTTGCCCGTCAAATACTGTTGGCGCAGCTCGGCATCATTCGCCATCAGTTGCGTATCGCCAAACTGCCGAAAGTCCCGATCAATGCGGCGGAGGATTTCTTCTTTGTCGCCTTGCGGCCCCGGCATGCCTTCTTGGTAGCGCTTCGTGGTGGTCGCCCACAGCAAGACGGAGTACAGATCGCCTGGCACAGCGGAGGGTAAGCGTTCCCCCGTGTGCCCGCCCACGTCCCGCCGAAGCTGCTCTACGGCCTTGTCATTCACTGTCATTCCGAGTTCCTGGATTGCTTCACGATTATTCGCGGCCAGCGCAACTCGTCGTTCATACTGTGCCGATGTGAGCACAATACGCTTGGCCGCATACGGATCAGCGGCTTCTGCCGCCGCATACGCATCTTCCGCCCCTTCGCCTGGCGCGTCCTGTGGCCCGCGTATCCCCAGCGTGCGGGTGGGCATACTGAGGCGTATCTGGTTGGCCAGCAGTTCCCGATCCAGCGGATCGCGGACGAGCGTTGTCACCTTGAGCGGGCTGATCGCTTCCGTAAAGCCTTCGACCCAGTTGAGCCAGTCTGGCGACCACCCCCACCCGAGCAAGCGCTTATCCCCCCATTTGTTGCGGTAATTCGGGAGGGCGGCGGCGGTGGCACTCTCTGGGAGCGGTGCCCACCCTGGCACTTTCTGCCGGAAGCCATCGGCCAGATCCCACGCGGCCTTCGTGGCGGGATCACTCGTTTTCTGCACGACCGACCACACCGCCGGTGCCAGACTGCTGAGCTGTCCCCGCGCAAACCCGCGCAAGCCTTCAAACTTGCTTTCCCCTTCAAAGGCTCGCATGGAGCGCGGTGCCATGATGTCAAAAAACTCCGACGTGCCGCGCATCCACGACCGACTGCCAATATTGCTGATAATGGCAAACGCGGTGCCCATGACCGCGCGTTCCACCATCGAGACCTCTTGCTCCCCCCACGCTTCGATAATATCGGCCATAATCCCAGCGTGCTGGCCGACAATCGGATCGAGGCGTTGCAAGCTCACGTAGCCGCCATGCTGCCCCAGCCAGGGCACATACATGCTGTAGGGTTGCCACCCGGCGCGCACCATCGCGGCCCGCAAGTCTTTGTCTTCCGGCCCGCGCCCGGTAATCAGGCCACTGCTCGCCATCAGGCCAAACGTCGCCGCTGTGAGCGAGCCCATGAGCATCTTGCCCATGGCCATATCGCCTCGTGCCCCACCCGCAGCGATGTCGTCTCGGACTGACTTGAAGAAAAAGCCGAGAGGAGAATTTTCCAGGGCATAGCGCGGGATATTCACGGCAATATGGAGGAACGGCATAATCATGCGGCCCAGGGGGAAGGGACCGAGGCCCGGCACATCGACACTCAAGTTTTGGATCGCACCTCCCATCTTGCCAATGGCCCCCATCATTTCGTTTTGAAACGTCTGGATCAGGGCATGCTGATTCGCGGCCAGGTGCATCTCTTCGGGCAGTGGCTCCCCCAGCACCCGCGCCATCGTGTCTGCAAACTTTTCTTGACTCGTCGAACCTTCGAGCATGGCCTTGCGGTAGGCCAGCGCTCCCAACTCCCCGCCGTAGTTGAGCGTTTTGTAAAACTCATCCCGGCTCAGCATGATCTTGGTGCCCAGCCGTCCGCCACTGGCCAGGCCGACCCACTCAAACCAGAAATCCGCGAGTTGGCCATAGGGCGAATTCGGATCAATCGGCATGCCGTTGGCTTGGAGGTTGGCCACCGTGAGCGCTGGCCCTGTCGCTTTGCCCTGCCCAACCGGCTCCATGAGACCTGGAATATCTTTGCCATATTGAGGGAGCCCGGTTGTAAACGCTTCGCCACTGAGTTGCCAGGCGCGTTGCACCTGATGCATGAGCCCGTAGGCATAGGCGGCGGTTTCCCCGAGCGTGATCTCCCCCGAGCCGACTGTCTGACTGTACACCCCCGCCATGAGCCGCACAGGGAGCGCCCAGGCAGCCGTCAGCGCATTGCTCACTTCGTTGGTGAGCCAGGTTTTCGGATTACTCAACATGCCCTGGTAATAGAGTTCCAGCACCATCCCGCCATAGCCTGGTGTGACGGCTTTCTGCGCAAACTTGACCGCTTCTTTGCCCCCCGCCCGTTGCAGCAGATTGATGTACTGTTGCGCCAGCTTATAGCTATCGAGTCCGGCGGCCTGTTGGGCAAGCTGCCCGACCATATTGAGCATCTGATTCGTACTACTCAGGGGATCATTCAAAATCCCGAGCGACCGTCCGGCTTCGGCCATCACGCCCAGCCGTTGCGGATGCGTTGAGGCCACCCCGCCAAACGCCGTCAACCAGTCCCGCTCTTCCTGACTCCCGGCCCCTGGCTGCGTCTGCCCCTGCTCGACTTTCTGGATATACGCCGTCGCCAAGTCGCCTGTCTCAGCGGCAACCCGCCCAAGGGTGTGCACCAGGGCAGAGGTGGTCGTATCATCCAGGACAGTCCCCGGCATCAGTTCCCGCACATCGTCTATGGTAAACCCGCCGGATTCCACAAACGCTCGGCCTTCGTCGTGCACCTGCGCCCGTGGCCGTGTGCCCCGGCGCTGGTCCTGCGTCTGTGCCTCAAGCGTCTCGGCCATCGCGGCAATATCTTGATAGATACCCACCAACTCAGGGCTGTGAATCAAGGGGATATGTCCCGTGGATTGATCGCTATAGACATAGTGGCCTTCGCCAATGCTGCGTTGCATGGCTTCCAGGAGCGCGGTTTTATCCGCCGAGCGCGTAAACCCCAATTGTTGCGCGGTCTCGGCCATCTGCTGTAACGTCATGCCATTGTTGTTCTGGAGTCCACCAAGCCCGGTTTCCTTACGCGAGATAAGGGCAGCCAACTCTCCGCGCAACTCTTCACCTTCCAGACGGATGCCCCCCTGTTGCCGGATCAAATCTTGCAGCTCTAACTCAATCGAGGGCATCTGACTGAGCGGAATGCGCCAGCGGCCCTGGTCATCCCGGAAGTTGCCGCGCTCGATGCCTGTCGCTCCGGCCCCGATAGTCGGCGCTTGCTTCGGCGGCGGGGAGGGTTGATGGGGAAAGAGCGTCCGATTCCGCAAGGGATTGATGGCCCCGGCTTGGCCCCCGAGCACACTCGTCCCGACACCAACGCCTGTATCTGTCAGCTCTCCGGCTTCACTCGTGGGGCGATCCGCATAGGCGAGGACACTTTGAAACCAGGGATGCATTTCTAGGGCAAACGCCGGAATCACTTGCTCCGACGCAAAGGCGATATAGACGCGATGCGGGGCTGTATCGGTGATCGCCCCGCCCGTATGCGTGATGCCGTCATAGCCCGCTTGCCGTAAGATTTCTGAGGCTTGGGCCTTCCCCAGCGGCTCCTCCCGCTCATCAGCCGCTTGCTGCGACAACAGCCGATAGAGCGCCGTGCCATCCACATGCTGCATGCCTCCCATGCGGTCCAGCGTATCACGGAGGTAGTCTGTGGCTCCTTCGCCAAGATAGGTATCGGCCACCGCGAGAATCCGTGACAGCTCTGCATCGCCTACCAGGGCATCCATATCAAACGGCTTTTTGATGTCCAGATAGACGGGGCGAACATTGCCCCCTTCACGCATCGTCGGCACTTTGTAGGCGGTGATCTCGCCACCGATAGCGACCGGCACCACCTCAGTGCCCATCGCTCGCGCTGCCTGAGCCGCCTGGGCCGGATCATCAAAGGTCTGAAACGCCTGCCCCCGCGCATACTCGCCCGCTGTGCCAGGACTATCCGTAAAATAGAAGCCAGGGCCATAGAGCGCGGACGGATCGGCGTTCTCGGCTTGAAACGACGCAAACGAGGCTCCTGTCCCGTGATACATGCGCAGCAGCCGTCCTTCTTCATCCCGCACCTGACTGTCTTCCATCTCCTTGATGCGCTCGCGCACGGCGTTGAGTTGCTGCTGTTCTGCGGCTTTCTGGGCGTGTGGCCCGCGCGGCTGTCCCTGTCCACGCTGCCCTGCGAGCAACCCGCCTGTCACCTGCGTGAGCAGGTCCAGGCCCTTGCGCACCTGTTGCTCCGTGGCCACGGGTAACACCTGGCGCCCCGCCGCATCGACCGCGAGATGTGCGGCCCCACCCATCACCGCCCCGAGCGCACCCGCTTCAGCGGCATCACCAATATCAAACGGCTGATAGACTTGATGGCCGTGCTTTTTCCAGCCAATCGCCTGGAGTTGCGCTGCGACGGGATGACTGTCTGGCACCCAGAACTGCCGCCGTTGCACGTCATACTGCACGACCTCTTGGAAGCCCTCCATGGCGGCGGCTGTACTGAGCTTCAGGACGGCAGGCATGGCGGCTTCACTAAACACCCCGAGGCGATTGGTCAGGCCGAGCACCGCGACGTTGCGCCAGAAAACCGTATTGGCCCGCTGGGCTGCCGCTTCCTCGCCAATGAGGGGCGTCAAGCGGTCCATCGTCTCCTGGGCTTCCATCCCGGCTTCTTGCACCGCCGCCGTCCCTGCCCCCAAGGCGCGCCCGATGGCTGGGGCAAAGCCCTCAATCGCCTGCGCACCCTTCATGGCAAGCGCCCCCGAGCCAAAGAACACAATTTGCTGCCCGAGCGTTTGCGCAAAGCGATCCACGATGTTTTCTTCCGTGCCCACCGGATCAAACGTCTGGGCCATCTCGCGGAAGCTATTACGCAGCCCAGCCGCTGCCGGAAACAGTTGTTCGACCTCGCGCTCGGGAATGCCCAGCAGCCGCCCCGCCGTCATGGGCAGCGCACTGACCCCGGCCAGCGTGCCAAACAGCCCTTGCATGACGCGCTGAGGCACCCGCTGCCAGGTCGGCTCTTCCAGCGACACTTCGAGCGCGCCCCCGGGCAAGTCAGGCCGAAACCGTTGCGGGTCAGGAAACGTCGCTGGCCCAAGCCCTTCACCTTCCCCCTTGCTGGTGTAGCCCAGCGTTTTACTCGTGTCGATCATCGCTGGCGTGAGTGCCGGGATCGTGGTATCGAGCATCTGGGTACTGGGCGAAGGTCGCGACGGCACTCCTGGCGCCGCCAGCGCCGTCTGGGCGCGGTCTGCCAGCTCATACGGGGCAGAGGACACCTGCTCCGGCCCTACCCCGGCCCGTTTGCTCGTGTACGCTTGAGGCGCGGTGCCCCCGAAAACCTTGCGCACATACTGGACCGTCTCATCATACGGTGGAACTCCGTTGTACTGCCGCACCGCGCCCTCGCCTGCGTTATAGGCCGCGACAACCTTGACCGGATCACCAAACTCATCGGAAAGCGTCTTGAGATACTTCAGCATGCCAGGAATCGCTTGGGTCGGATCAAACGGGTCTTGGACGCCAAAGCGCCGCGCCGTAGCAGGCATAAACTGCGCAATCCCTTGCGCGCCGGCAGGACTGACCGCCTGCGGATTCCAGGCACTTTCCGCCTGAATCATGGCCTTCACCATCAGCGGGTCTTGCCCATACTGGGGGGCCAACTCATCCACCAGCGCCTCATACTGCTGGCGAGGGGCCATCAGGGGCGCCGGTGGACGTAGGTTGTCTTCCAGCCAGCTATCCAACTGACGCTTGAGCCGTTGTGGCCCCCGTTCCAGATACAAGCTACTGACCTCATCAGCGGCCATTTAACGGCTCCGTGGCTCTGTCGTGGGTGTCCCGCCTGTGCCCGGCAAGGTATACGAAGGCGGCTGTGACCGTCTCCCTTGCCCTTGTGGCTGGCGCTCTCGCCGTGCTTGTTCGTAGTCCTGCCAGGTATGCCAGTTCTGGACAATCTGCGCTAGCGACCCATCGGCCCACCCCTGCGAGCGGAGCTTACTGACAACCACCGCCAGTTCATGCCGGGTCTTCGCCGCTTGGGCTTCAGGCGGAATGTACTCTTGCGCCGGATCATCTTTCTCCGGCTTGAGAAACTGAATCCGTGCTTGCCAGGCCAACTCGACTGCCTGTTTTTCGGCGGCCTGGGGATCACGCTCGTACAAGGTTTGCATTTGTTGTTCCCAGGCATCTTTCGCCCAGATGAGTTTTTGCTGCATCTGGGGCTTGAGTTGCCCCGCCAGCGTGCCCCCGTAGGGCACCAGCGCCCCGCGCATCAGAATGTCATTACCCGCTTTGGCTTGCGGCTGCTCCCGCCAGGCCGACCCCTTCTCCCGTTGGGTCAGCTTGTCATCCAATTGGGAAAACGTCTCCGGCTTGAGCTTGGGATTCGGTTGCTCCATGATCGTGACCAGGGCCTGCCGGGCTGCCGCAAACTGCTCCGGGGTCCGTGCCTGGTGGACCATCAGCCGCACAATCCGCTCGGTTTCCAGATCATCCGTCTGCCGTGGTGCGCTCGCCGCCTTGCCCAACGTCAGCGAGGTTTGAATTAAGTGCTCTCCCGTGGTCCGTTCAATCTCCCCGGTGAGGATCTTTTGGCCAATCTCTTGCCGCAGTTTTTCAAAGGTGGGCACATTGTCCGGCGTCAACGGCGTCGTAAACAGGGTGGCACTCACCCCGATACTATTGCGTTCCTGCTGTTTCTTGCGTAACCGATCGTCCCGTTGTTCCAGATGTTCAGCCATAGCAAACCGGGCGCGACTTGTCTCGGTCGCTTCTTGCGTCAGCTTGGCCAGATGCTCCAGGGGCGCCAGAGGTAGAGCAGGGTCAGTCCCTTCGTCCGGATCGCGCCCGGCCAAGACATTGGCACTCTGCTGCTGCAACTGCTGTTTCATACGATCCGGCTCGGCTTGCGTCGCCGTTTGCACCGTCTGCACCTTGAAGCTGTCACTCGTTTTCTTGAGGACCGTGGCCGCTTCCGTGCCGCCGACCGCCCCGACCTCCACGAGTTGCTGCATCCCTTCTTCAATCCGCCCCCAAGCCAGCGTCCGCTCATACGTATTCGTGGCATTCGCATAGTCTTCTTGGGCTTGCTGCACCCGCGTGGCTGTGGCAAAGGCGGTCTGTTGTTTCGTCTGGCGCACCATCTCCTCAGTCGCACGCCCATGCAGGACGCTGGCATATTCTTTCGCATCTTTGTAAAAGATCGCGTGCGCCTGGGGGCTGAGCTTTTGCGCCGTGGAATACTCACGGATCAACTTATCTGCCTCTTCTTCAAACCGTCCTGGAGCGGTTTGCCAGTTTTCTTGCCGCAGCCGCGCATCAAGCGTTTGGAGCGGCACCCGGATTTCGGCTCCTGCCGTCTGCCCATTGAGCGTATCGAAGACTCGTTGCCGCCGGGCCTGCAACTCTTCTGTCTGAACGGCCAGACTGCCCGCCTGCTGGAGGCTTTCTGGCAACGCCCCCAGGCTTTTCTCTAACGCGGTTGCCCCGCTGTCCTGTGCCCCTGGCTGGGTGATCGCCGGCACGCCCACGACGCCACCACGCACACCTTGCCCCCCGCTGCTGGGAAGCGCCTCGCGGGCAAGGTAGCTTGGTATAGTTGGCACTATGCCTATCCCTTCAGCAGCGTCAGGTTCTTCCGCTGTTCTTCCAGGGTCTGATACACCGCCGCTCCTTTGGTCACCGACGCACTCGCCCTGAGCAACCCCGCGCCCACCGCCGACCCATCCGCTTCGCTGCGCAGCAACCCGCCCTGTGCGCCCCCGATGCGTAACCGCTCCGCGCCGCCAAACCGGGCCAGTTGCGCCGCGTACTCGTCCTGCGTGATCTGTTCCTCAGCCGCCTGCCGCTGCTGGCGTAGCTGGACTTCCGTCTGGTAGCGCGTGGCGAGGATGTCGAGCTGTTGCTGGCGTGCCGTTTCTTCGTACACGGCCAGGGGCGAGCCGCTCATCATCAGGCCGCTACTCGCCACAATCGCTCGCGTCTGCCCCAGAATCCGCGCGTCTTGCTCCCGCTGCCGCTCCTCCCGGTAGCTCTGCGCCGTCTGGGCAATCTGCTCCGCGTCCGCCAGTTGCTGCCGCGTCAGGGCGGCACGCCGGATGTATTGTTGCGCCTCGATTTCGGCGGCGTTGGCTTGCGCCTGGGCGTTGGCTTCCGTCACCTCGGCGTTATACTCGGCAATGCGCTTCGCGCGCTTCGCCGCGAGGATGCCTTGGGCAAGCTGCGCGAAGGCTTCCACGCCGTAGCCCGCGCCGGCAATGTTGGAGCCCGTGCCCAGCTTCGCCCAGTCAATATTGAGCGAGGCTGGTGTGGTCTCTGGCATGGGGCGATAATCGGGATAGCTGGCTTCACCTTCACTAGGCATCAGGCACGAACCTCCAGGTCCACGGTGCCCATGACACCGATCAGCGTACACGGCAATGGTTTGTCTACATGGAACGAAATAAACCCGTACTTATCGTACCCTAAAGCGAGAACCTCCCGATCCCCAGTAAACGGGGCAGGCCCCTGGTCCTGGGGCATGTGGGGCTGTCGGAAGGGTATGGTTTCCCCTTGGAGCACCAGGCACGCCGTCTGCATCACCCGCGCTCGCAGATTGGTCCAGCGCTTCCGCAGGCCCTGCCCGGTCTGCCCGCGTACCGTCACGTCCACCGGCATCGTGCGCCCGCGTGGCGTATAGTCCAGCCCGACAAACGCCGTGTGCACCGCTTGCGACAACACGACTTGCCCCCCTGTGACTGCTTGGGGAGGGAACACTGCTCCATCCCCAACAAGCTGCACCGTGGCGCCTTCGAGATGGCCTAAGCCCGTCAGCGTGGCGGTATTGATGCCCGTGTAGACGCGCGCACAATCCACCGTCAGCCCGTCCCAGCCTGTGATAGATTCCTGCTCCTGCGTCAGTTCGTTAAACATAGGTACGGCTTCCGGCAGGACCATCGAGGCTTCAGGATCGAGGTATTCGAGACACCGCGTCACATGGCCCCCGATGGTACGTTGACACGCGATCCAGACCTGATACGCATTGGCCGTAGGATGTGGAATCGTCGCCACACTCTCGACCACGCCCTGCGTCACAAACCGCCACGGCGCCACGACCTGTTCACTTTGGTCATACGTCATCGCTACCATCTGCCCATCTGACCGCACGCCCCACACCACAGGCAGCGGTTCCGGCTGATAGGCCAACTCGAGCAAACGATAGTGCTTCAGGAGGTGATCGCTCGTAATCAGCAGATCACGCGCGATGTACGTGGTTTGGGTACGCTCATCGTAGGACATTTCCCGCAGTTTGGAGCCTTGCCGTTGGGCAAACAGCAACGACCCGCCGACCTTGAGCGGTTGCACCGTGTCACTGCCAAACGTGCTCTGGATACGGTTGCGCGGCGGCGTCGCAGGCGACAGCGGATCATCCCCCGAGCCGATCAGGCGATATTCGCCGTGCGTGGTCCCCACGAGCATGTTTTCCGCTGGCATGAGCCACCGGATACGGTTGAGCGTGATATTGCCGCCACTGTCCACCAGCGCGAGTTCGAGGGCATCGTCCGCGTTTGGCCCCACTGTAAAGTTAAAGAGGTCATCAATCACGCTGCCCCACACCGTCTGCGGAAACTGCGCCGTGCCCGCAAAATAGAGCCGCCCTTCATAGAGCACCACGGCGGAGGGCCACCCCAGCGCGTCCGACCAGGCGTCTTGCTCCAGCGACCAGGCCCCCGCTGCCGCCACAGCGTCACTCGACAATTCCTTGACGATTTGCCCCGTCATCTGTGACCCATTGACATAGCCCGTTAAGCGCACCAACCCGCCATGCACCCGCACATACTGCCCGACTTCCGTGGCCCGAAAGCCCGCCACGCTATACTGGCGACACGTAATACTGCCGACCCGCGCCGCACTATCCTGATTGTTGCGGAACTGGAGATACGAGGTGGTCGTGGTTGCCGTAAAACTGAACTCCCGATCCCCAATAGCGTAGCTGGCCTCCGCCTCGACATCGGAGGCTTCCGCCGTCGTACCGACCTGCGCCGAGACTTGCGCCTCACTGACCCGAAACGCCACCCGGTAGGTAACACCCACCACCGTCGTGAGGGGTTGACTAATCCATCCCACCCCCGCCGTCCCGCCCGTGAGAATCGCCATTCCCGCGATCACCGAGGCCCCGCCTGTCCCCGCGATGCTATAGGTATCACCACTGTCAAAATCGTTATCCGTACCCCCGACCAGCCCCGGCTCCGCAATCAGCAGAAACAGGGTGCTGACCGTCGCCACCACCCCGGTACACCCATCCGTCGTGTTGTAGACCACCTGCGTGGGCCGCACGCCCGCATTCACAAAATCCTGCGAGGCGTCCTGCAAATTATCGTTATTGCCGCCGCCGTCATGCGTGCCCGTGAGAAACGCCCCCCGTGAGGCGTTGGTCCACCCGGTCAGATCCCCCGTGCCAAAATCACCATTCGTCACAAGGTTGGCGGCGGCGTCTTGCTGTTGCAGCAGCGTCACCGTCACGGTCCCCCCGACGGGCCCGGTCTTATCGACCTGGAGCTTCGCCACTGGAGACCGCTCTAATTTCCAGTCCCCCGCTGGCAGGGTTGTCGAACTAAAGGCGTCAATGATGTCGAGGGTCGCACTGGTCGTGCTGGTGGCCGTGCGGATGATGCCGCGCCCAATGCCACTGCTCAGCACGCGGTCAATATCGCCCACCAGCCAGAACGCGCCGCTGGAGGTCACCGAGACGCCGGTGCCTGTCGTGGCGCCGAGCGTCAGCGTAAATGGTCCCTCGATGCCCGCCTCGTAGGTCGGCATGGGGTAGAAGGGCACCGGGCGAAAGTCCCACGCTGAGCCATCCGCCTCAAGTCGGGAGAGCCGTTGGGGTGCATAATGGGGATGCACCCAGATCATCACATCATTGCTCTGCGCCGTGCGCAGCAAGCGCAAGTCCGCTTCCTGGTACGGTGTGGCCACCTCGATAGGCACGCTGGCGACTTCGAGGCGTGCGCCGTTGTGGTAGAACCGGATGTACTCATGGCCGACTTCAAGGATATAGGCATCGGTCGTGGACGGCTCAAAGGGCTTCACCAACGTCAGGCGTGAAGGATACTTGACCGTGGCAACGTAGCGCGTCCCTGGACGGCGCGTAATGCCGCCTTGCGGCAGCACCTGGAAATTCTCCAAGAGGATGGCGCCGTTCTTGTAGCGGTCGATGTCGCCACGCGCGGCCATGAGTGACGAAATTTCGCCACTCGTGAAGGCATTTTTGATGACATCGACTAACGCCACTGCTTACCCCTCGCCCGGGATCAGGTGCGCACGCACGATACGAATATGGCCCCACGGGATATACACATACTGCTCATCGTTCACACCAACGAGACAGAGCACAGGATCGTAATGGCAGACAGAAACCGCCTCAAACTCCTCCTGTGTCCCGTCGATATAGTCCACAACCACCTTCAACTTGCGCATCTAGCCCCCGAGCAACGTCTTGGTCCCGGTCTGTGTCCCGCTGCTACTACTGCCCAGCGGCGAGGTCAGAATGGTCTGTTGAATCCCATACCGCGCCTGCCGCTTCCGCCGTTCGGTAGCGACCGCTTCTCCGGCTTCCGTCTCGCTGGGAGGCGGTGGCAAGGGCGGCGGTGGGGCCAGGGCAGGCGGCGCGGGTGGTTTCACTGGTGGTTGCACCTTCGTCGTTCCGTGCTCGCCCTTGGCCAGACTCGCCGTTGTCGTCCCTATCGAGAGTGCCAACCCCGCAATCGCCGCCCAACTCACGGGATCCAGTCCCATCGCGCCCCCTCCATTGATATTCCACCATCGTTTCGCCGCCAGGCCCATAGCCCGGCTTGCGCGCCACGGGCACCAAGCCCAACCATTCCGCCAGGCGCCGGGAATCCTCGCGTCCCTCGACCACCAGCGCTTCGATATAGCGAAAGTCAGGGGTAAACCGGCGCCACGCCTGGCGCACCGCGCGGGCCATGCGAGCCGCATAGGGATGCCCCGCGAGCGGCTGACGCTCCAGGAACCACGCATAGCCCACCCCCGGCCACAGCGGCGTAATGCCAAAGCAACACAGCGGCTCGCCTTCACTGAGCACCGTGACGGCATGGGTCAGATGCACGGCGGCCAGCGTGACCGGCACGCGCAGCTCCATCACCGCAATATGCGCAGGCGTCGTCGGGCAGGTCGTCAGCACGACACCCCCCTAGTGTAAGATCGTCTTGGGCTTGTGGCCCTTCGTGTGCATAAAATCCTTCAGGCTGTCTTCACTCATTTCGGCCATGGACTGCGCCGCCTCCCGTAACCCTTTGGGCAGATCGCCTGGCTTGATGCTGCCATGCTTCAGTCCCATGGCGACCCGAGCCGTGTTGGCCTGTTTCTGCGACTGCGCTGGCATAGGTCTTATCCTCCTACCCATCCACCACAATGGAGCCATACGGGAACACACGCCCGCTGGTGTGCCGCGCCCGCACCAGGGTCGTATTGGCCCGCAAGGCAAACGGCGACCCTTCCCGGCCATCACTGCCCCGCGCTTCGGGGAGGAGGGCATACAATTCTTTTAATTTCAGCTCTCCCAATGAACTCTGCCCCGTTAAAGGCTTGGCGAGTTTTGAAGCCAGCATCTTCACGAGGACTTGATACGCCAGGGGCGACCATGACCCAAGGTCTAGAACTCTCTTGGTATATTCAATACTTACGTTGGCTTGATCGCTGAACAGGACACGCCCATTGTTAGGGTCAGTCCCGATTTCAAACTGTGCCCCGTTCCCCTCGTCAGTCCCCCGAACCTTGATACAGTAGGGATCTGTGGGCAAGGGATATTGGTAACGCCACTTGAACGGCGGCGTGTCTGGCGACCGGGCCAACCGCGCAAACGCGGTAGCAAAATTCCATGGCGACAATTCCAATACCATATCCCTAGAGGTAGGATAGAACTCCCCGCATAGCGTTGACAGACTGGTGCCATCCTCAAACCCCTGGATGCGGGGACTCTGAAATTCACCCCCGCCAAGCTCGCCTATGGCTTCATTGCATGCCTGAATGGGGTCCATTATCCTTTCTTCTCCTAGCTCTTTCTGGTATACTTACGTTGCCGGGTAAGGGTGGCCACTCTTCGTAAGTCCTGTTGGCCTATACCAACAGGAGCCCGGTACTCTTCATCATGCCGTATAGGAGGCAGCCATGAATCTTTTTACATGCACTAGCTGTAGAATCCCCAAGCCGCCAGACGCTTTCGCAATAAAACGTGCCAACAAAAGAGGCAGGAATAATCAATGTAAAGAATGTCGCAGCAAATACTCTGCGACCTACTATGCAAAGAATCGTGAGAGCTTTCTTGCAAAAGCCAAAGCCTATGCCCTTGCACATCCCAAGCAAAGAAAGGCTTGGGCCCATAGCCATTATCTTGCGAATATTAAGAAGAGACGTGCTGAGGCAAGAGAAGCAAGCAGCCGTCGATACGCAGAGAATCCAAGATATTTTATAGAAAAAACCGACAAGCGCAGAGCCTTGAAGCGTAAAGCTCCTTTTGTTGAAAGCGTTTCTATCGCTTATGTTTACGAGCGTGACAAAGGCATATGCCAGATATGTTTGAAAGCTTGTAAACGCCAGGATGCCAGTCGGGACCATGTTATTCCTACCTCGCTAGGTGGGGCATGGAGCCGTCAAAATACAGTTCTTGCCCATCTTTCTTGTAATAAGAGCAAGAACAACCGCACCGTCCCCCAGCAACAGCGCCTGTTCGGCTAGCGTCCTACAGGTAACACCCGTAACAGCTCCACCACACACAGCAGGAGTACCCCAACCCATAAGGGCGGTGGATAGCCCGTCCCCGCAAGCACGGTACAGATAAACGCCGCGACTACCAGTATCAGCATGACGGTAATCATGTGCGCCTCACAGGGGAGCCCACAGACTCCCCCCATCCACCCTACGCAGTCTGAACTGCAAACGACCCGCTCAGAATATCTGCGGCTCCCGGTGCCTGCGTTCCTATAGTAGCAAACAGAGTAACGCTAGTACGATTATTAAATATTTTTCTACCCACAACAGGAATAGAGTCATCAGGCGTAGCGATCACGAGCATCGCGTGCGCCCACGCGCCGTCCGCCGTCATGGACACCGCACTGAGGAGCCCCGCCGCACTCGCCGACTGCAGCATGCCATCCTCATCCGTGTACGCCTGCCAGCCAATACTCAGCGTCGCGCCCGAGGTCCACCCCGACCACGCAAACCACGAGCGGTACATATCCACCGTGCTCTTGGGCGGCAGCTTGGCAAGGAGAATGGTGTCACCCGCCGTGCCCGTCGCCGCTTGCACATAGTCAAAGTCAAACGGGCGTTGTGCCCGGCCATAGGCGTAGTTATTGCCGCGTGGCGCACTCACGAACGCCGCCGCATACTGCACCGAATAGGTCTCAGCCATGCGTCAATCCTTTCAGGGCCGCACGTCGCCATCGCACGTCGCCGCCCCGTGACAAAGTTACACCGTTACAGGGTTACAGCGTGCTTTGGCACACGATGCTCAAAACGCCCCTGTCATGCACGCGCACCGCGCCAAAGTGTTCTTTGACGATGATGCCGCGTGCCAGATGCCGTGTCGGCAGATCGCCCACCCAGATACGGCGCCCGCGCCACCGCGCAAAGCCCATGGCCTGCTTGTGGAACGCCAGGTTGATAAAGTCCGACCCCGACAGGTTGAGCTGGTTGCTAATTTGGATACGGAACCCCATGTACGCCTCAATGCGCCCGTTCACGAGCGGCATACGACTGGAGACTTCCGAGCCGTTCACAATCATCACGCCGAGGTAATCGGTGGACGTGGCTTCCGTCTGTTCCAGCAAGTTTTTATGGCCTGCTGCATTGGTGATCCAGACGAAGTTGGCCATGCCCATCGCCATCTCATCCGTGCCCACTTCGCGCGCATCAAACACCGCCCGCGCCTTGCGCATCTTATCAATCGTCAACCCGGACGCGGCCACGGCAATCTGGTTGCCCCCACTGCCATCGACCGCAGCCTCCGTGGTGCTGTACACGCTGGTGCCCGTCCCCGTCGCCCCACTCACCGCCGTCGCCGTGACCGCGTCGATAATCACCTTGTCAATCCTGCGGTTCATGGCCATCACGGCGTTTTGGCCATAGCCCATTTCCAGGTCAATGAGCATCTCCATGGCGTCTTCTTCATCCAGCATCTGCGCGTCTTCGTAGTCGCCCTTCACGGCCCAGCGCCGATACGACGGGCTGTCGTGAAAATGCGTCTCGCCGTGGCGCTCGCCCGTAATGTCCGTCACTTCCGATTCGCCCAGAAGCCCGAAGGCGGCCATGGTCCCAACCACGCCATCCTTGACCCGCACATAGCCCTGGAGACGTGCCATGCGTTGCTGAAACAGGTGCATGTGTTACCGCGAGGGCTCTTTATCCCTCGCTTCTGCATGTCGCCATGCAGGTCAGACTATATCTTCGCCCCTGTACGGGAGCGCCGGGGGTTCGTGGGCGGGTTATTGTTGGGACGCACCGCCTAGTCGTTCGACCTTCCAGAGCACCGCTGCCCACTCTGGCTTGGTACGGGATTGGCTCAGAGAGCTATCCCCCGTTTATCCCGGTTTTATTACGACCAGATTTAGTTCAAATCGTAATCACTTTCGAATTGCAAAACGAGAGCATCATTTGGTCCGTTATTTGGCACAAATAACTCCTTAATATACAAGGAGTTGCAGTGTACCGAGGGGTTGTCACGCTCGTGATCCCTCTGCGTTGTTCGTCACGCTTACGGCTGGTCTCACCCAGCAGTAGCCGCCTCCGCAGAGGGGTTGTGCGGCATGGACAACTAGAACTTTTAAGGCTATAATGATGTGTGATAGACTTCCATGTGTGGCAACAGGTCTGCAGCCTGGGCAACCATCCATTGCCAGCCACACACCACCCATGGATACCCTTGATGGATGCAAGGACACTATGCCCCGCAAAGAGATCAGTGCGCGCCGCGCCTACAACAATGCTTATCATGAAGCCCACAGAAGTGAGCGTAATGCTGCTGAACGTGCGCGCCGCTCCCAAAAACGAGAACTTATCAGGGCTCAAAATCGTGCCTACTATCTCGCGAACCTTGAGCAAGAACATGCACGCAACGCTCGTTACAATGCAGCTCATCCTGAAGTCGTAAATGCCAGAAGTGCCCGTCATCGCAGCGTGCAAGCCAGCGCTCCCATCAACGACTTCACCGCGGCCCAATGGAAAGACATGCAAGCCCATTACAAACATTGCTGTGTGTATTGTGGCAAACGCGCCAAGGGGAAATTGACTCAGGACCACATCACACCTCTGGCAAAAGGCGGCAACCATACCAAGGCCAATATCGTGCCCGCCTGTAAATCCTGTAATTCCCGCAAACATACGAATGCTCCACCTGTGCCCGTGCAACCGCTGCTGCTCTAGGCCGCCCGCCCCCGGCCTTGCCGCTCGCGTGCCGCTACAATCTGGTTGTTGAGCCGCAGCAACTCGCCCTGCTCGGCGTCGTTGAGCCCGCCTGGGGCATGGCGCTTGGCCGTCAGCTCCTTCTGCCGCGTCTCCATCGTGGCCATCGTGTTGCCGCCTGGCTGATAGTACGTACTCTCGATAAACTCGCCCTCGCCGACCCGGCGCATGACTTCGGCAAACGTGGCGACCATGTACGGGCTGTTGATGAGCCGCGATCCATCGCTCAACTTGGCGTCTTTCATCTGGTCCCAGAGTTTGCCACCGGCCTCGCCGGAGAACGCCCCCGCACCAAAGTGCTCGACAAAGCGCTGCGCCAGGGCAATTTCGCGCTCCGTGTTGGCGCCAAACTCCGCATAGAGGGCGTTGCGCCCGCTCTGGTAGCTGTCTTGTTCCCGGCCTTCCTGGATGTTTTCGGCATAGGCAACCGTGCGCCAGTATTCGCCCATCACGGCATCCACCTGGGGCTGCGACAACCCCGCCGCGTAAAAGGCTTTCTGCCAGCGCCCCGTGATTTCGCCGTCCATCACCCGGCCTTCCGGGGCCGTAAGCGTGTACTTGTCAGACGACTCTGGCCGCCCGAGCTTGTCATACACTTTTTGCATGCCCGCCGTGTGCGCTTCCGTCCCCACGTCGTCTTTGGGCAGAAACAGCGCACGGCCAAGCATGCTCTCTTGTTCGATCAGCGTCTTGGCTGCCGCCTCACTGGTCAGATGCCGCTGCACAATCCCGGCACTCCGCACGTTCTCGGCAAAGCCACTGCGCCAGTCCAGCAGATTGCCACTGCCGCCCTCATCGAGCAGGGTGCGACCCGCGCCGTCTGCTTGCCCACTGCCGCTCGCCTGGCTAGGAGGTGTGCCCCCGTCGCCTGCCGCACCACTCCCCCCTGTACCACCCTCACTACCTGCTTCTGCCATCAGCAAAGGCCACCGCATCCCTACGTACTCCTCTGGGGGATACCGGCGTCTGGGCACAAAAAAAGCGCTGAATCCGTCTGCATGCAGATTCAGCGCTCAGCCTTGCGTCACACTCTCACTGGCCGGTGAGAGAGACGCCGGTATTCAGTTGTCGTTACACTACCCTAGTGCCGCACTCGATCCCCTGGCAATGCGGCAAACACCTGTATCTGATCCCCGCCTTGCTTCGTGGCTTCCTTGACAATCTGTTGCTGGGCAATCTGCACCGCTTGCAAGAGGATGTTGTGGATAGTGACCCACGCCTCTAAGGGACTGCCCCCTGGCATGTTCGTACTACTGATGGACGGCGCCAGCACAAACTCGCCCAGCGTGCCACCGGACACATGGCGGCGCTTGCAAGCAATGACAATCGTAGGCTCAGGCTCCTGCGCCGCGAGCGTTGCGAGGTCTGGTGTCATGGCTGCCCCTCCTGTGCCGCCTGTTTCCCCGCCGCAATCGCCTTGAAGATTTCCAGCACCAACCGCCGTGCCCCTTCCTCGTGGGCATCTTTGCACGGCTGGGTCAGCCGCAGCGCCAGGTCGTCCAGGATCAGTTCGCCTTGTGGCTGGCGTTCCAACCACGCATAGGCTTGCAGCGTTTCGTACTGCCGTGTGTGCCGCTCGGCTTGGGTCTCGCGGCTGTCGTCTTGCACCAGCGCCGCCAGCGCCCGCCCTAACGGAATGCGTGACGCCATCGCGTTACTCCGGTAATACCACCTGCCCTTGCTCCAAGACATCGAGCACGTCCTGCAACGCCGCAGCATCGGTCCCCTGGACCAGCGTGATCACCTGACTGGCCATCGCCGTCGCTTTGAGCCCCAGGTTGACCCCTTCGAGGAGGCTGACATGCCCATCCTGGCACGCCACCACGACCGCGCGCGCAAACAGGGCAAACTGCGTATGGAGATCGTTCACGACTTCCAGGGCGATGCTGCGATCTTTGGCCTCAGCCATGAGCCGGCTCCTCGTGCCACACCAACGCATACTGGCCACACTGGCACGTCAGGGCAGGCCGATGCGTCATACACCAGTCCTGCTGCGGATCAAGCACGATATTGTGATCGTCTGCCCGCGCTATCGGCGCCTCTGTACTTCCGACTTCGTGGTATACCCACGCCATCGGAGGCAGTAACGCAATTTCTGGTTGGGCCTCGTCTGTCGGCATCCCGTGTCCCCCTTACGCTGCTTGTGGCATCTGTTGCATCGTGTCGATCAGCGGCGCCACCCGGCCCATGGCACTTAACGATTCGTTCTGCATCTGCGCCTGTTGGATCTGCGCCGCTTGTTGGGCTCGCAACGCCCGCATCTTCGTCACCTCGCTATAATCCCGCTTGTACGCTTTCGGTACGCCTTGCACGTCCGCCAAGTAGCGGATAATCTGATCCCACTCGAAATTGTCGATCACGTCGAGCGATTGCTGCATGGTGCTGATCTGCGTTGTCGCCGCCATCAGCGACATGATGCCCTGGACATCATCGCCCCGCTGCGCCCGCGCTAACGGCCCATCGTAATCGACATCGAGTTGCCCCTGGCTCTGTTGCGCCGCCAGAACCACCTCGCGCGGGATAGGCGGTAACGCCCCAGCCCGCCACATGATCCCAAAGACGCGATCTTCGAGGGGATTCAGGAACTCGGCCAGCAACCGATAGAACACCGGCCCCATGAGCCGCGTCATCAGTTCGATGCGCTGCGACACCTCATACGCCGTCATATTCGAGGCGTCAGGCGGGGGGAGTGCCTGGAGCGCATTGACGAAAAAGGTATCGTCAATCGACCGTCGCAGGTCCGCCTGGTCAATCTGCACCAGGTCTGGCCTGCCTGTCAGGTCCAACGTCTGCAAGGCATCCATCTGCCGCACCACATTGACGGCGTTATTCTCCAGGCTAATGTTGCCGATGATGCCTTCTTGCAACGCCTTGAGCGGGGGACGCACCCACAACGCCAGTTGGGTCAGGTGCAGTTCCCGCAGACTATTGAGCATGCGCACGTCCGGCAACGCCAGATGGCCCGGCCCATAGCCATACGGCGCCCGGCTCAACGTTTCCCACCGCGACACCAGATAGGGAAACTCCTGATACCCCGTCTCATCACAGATGTGCTTCTGGTCCAGCTCGAGGTAGACGCCCGCATAGGGCATATGCTGGTTGTCGTAACGCTCGCGGTCGCGATCCACGCGCGGATAGACGCAGTGTAAGAACTTCTGTTGCTTGTCGAGCAGATCGTTGTTCCGCGCCATCTCCCGCATCCGTTCGCTACACTCATTGCCAAACATCTGCAACGCCTGGCGCGGTGTCAGCCACAGTTCCCGAAACAGCGTATCGACCAGGCCATCCGCATTCTCCGCAATGACATACGACCCCGTGGGCAGCGTCTTAAAGTGGAGATGCTGGCCATCCGTCCCGAGCCTGGAGCCCGCATACATCGCCGCTGTGCCAAAGCCGCCGAGGTTCAGGTAATACGTATGCGCCGCCTGATAAAAATTGCTACTACTATACGCCGCCATGATGCGCGTATCGCAGGCATGGAGCCAGCCATTCACCGCTTGCGTCTCGTTGAGCGCTTCATCGCGGAATTTCAAGCGCCGCCATTGCAAGCTCTGATTGGTAATGGCGCTCATCATATTGGCCGCCAGCGTCTGGGGCGCACGCAACGGATGCCCGTCAAAGATATGTTCGGTCCGCGACTGCCCAGGATCGTGCAACTCGATGATGTCGTCGGCACCGGGGATGAGCAGACGCACAATATCTTGAAAATCGAAATCCCACGTCGAGCGCTGCGTTTTGAGCGCTTCATAGCGCCGCACCAACTCCTCTGCGCTACCATGCATCGTCCGCCGTTCGCTGCGCATCCGTGGGGCCAGTGCTGCCTCAGCCATCGCTTACCTCAGCGCCGTGAGTTCATCCCGCAATTTCTGCGCTGCCGCCACATCCGCTTGGAGCTGCGCCAGTGCCGCTTGTTGCCGCTGTTGCTCATTTTTCACTTCAGCCACAGCGTCAACCAACCCCGCCTTCTGCGTCTCTAAGGTCGCAATCTCACTGACCAGCGCCGCCTTCCGCTGATCCAACGTGACTAATTCATCGAGCAGCACCTGGACACTGCCGCCTACGTGTGCCCGCAGGAGCTGCGCCGCCTCATAGGTCCGCGCGATGCGCTCTAACTCCTGATCGAGCAGTTTCACGGCATCCGCTAACGCTGAGGTGGTCATCGCAGCCTGACGTGGCGCAGGCTTGTCCTCCACAGCAGGCTTGTCCTCTGCCGGCATATTGCGTCGTTCACCCATTACATCACCCCCTCTAGCGCTGTTGCGGTAATCGTGACCGTCCCCGTCGTCCCGCCACTGAGCCGCGCCCGCACGAGCCGAAACCCCCCGACCGCCATCCGCCAGAGCTGCGCCGTGGTGCCCGTCACCGTGGCCGTCAGCGCCGCCGTGCCGGTCGCCGCGTTCGTCGCCTGGATGGCCACGTAATTGGTGCCATCCTGACTCGCCTCAAAATTGACGACCCGATCCGCCCCAGCGGAGCCCACAATCCCCACCCCCACGACCCCATAGCCCGTCACCTCCAGCGCCGTGCCATTGCCCGAGCTGGCCGCGCTCTGGAGCGTGGCACTTTTGGTATCCGCACTCATCGCCGCCCTCCTGCCACCCGCCTGAGAGGGTTACTCGTGGCCGTCGCATATGCCTGCCCCTGCGACGAGGGCAGGCTGCGCGGCGCAAACCGCTCGCCAAACCACACGGCGATGGCGCAGGCCAAGAGCAGATCATCGTGGGTACCCTCTCGCCACGCGCCGTACAGATCGTTCCCCGCTTTACTGACCTTCCAAGTGAAATTTTGACCTTCTCTAAATAAGGTCTCCGCATCCTTCAGCCCTGCCGCCACCCGAAAGCGCCGTTGTTGCAACGCCACCATGAACGTCATAATCAGGTCACGCTTCGGCACGTACCACTCATCCCACCGCTCACTCCGGGCATGCTCGGCGTTCGTGATCGTGATGGCGATGATCGTGGGCTTGCCGGGCAGTGTTAGGCGTTCGCCCGTCAGGGAATCATGCGACGTCCACCCCTCACGGAACTGATCGACCACCACGCGCCCCACCCCCGTGGCATCAATCACCAGCACCGCGCGTTCGCCCAGCTTTTCTAACCGCTCCCGCACGCCTTTGACCATCACGGGATACGGCGTCTGTAAGGGCAAGCGTTCCAAGTAGCGCGTATCGAAGCGTGGCGCGAGTGCGCCCCTGTCGAGGAGCATCTGGCGCTCCATGATACAGAGGGCAGTCGGATCAGCAGTTTGCCCAATATCGAGACCAGCGATGAAGCGCGGAGGACGGTAGAGCGCAGCGGCAGTGTCCATTAGAGTGCCAATTGCTCCATAAGCGTGCGCAATCCCATGCCCAGGCGTTCCAAGGCATAGGCCCGCTGGTACAACTCTCCCACCAGCCGACAACTCGGCGCCGGCGCTTCTGAGACTGGCACATGCTCAGGCTGCACCATTGGCTGCAACACCCCGCCCCGCTCCAGACGTATCCGTAATTGATCGAGTAAAGTCTCTGCCTGCGTTTCTAATTGTTCCAGAGCAATCATCGCTCGTTCAACCGGCGTGGCCTCCTGGCTCATATCCCGAGGCGGACGCGCCGCCGCACCATACGCCTGCTTCGCCGCAAAATCGCCATACACCATCTGGGAGGCTTCCCGCATCTGTTTGCTTATTGCTAGTGGGTCCATCCGTTGCTCCCGCTAAAATCCAGTGCCGCGACCTCGCCCCGCACGACGCGCCCATCTTCCACCATCGCATCACCCGCACCAAAGAGCGGCACGACCTCGCCCGACAGCATCGCCATCAAGTCAGCCGTGGTAAAAATTTGTTCGCCGTTATCGACAAATTCACAGAGCCACTCCGACCGCCAATACAGGTCAGGGATGGAGCGCCGCTCATGGGCCAGGAAGCGTTTACTCAGCCGCGTATTCTCCGGCCCTGTCAGCTTGGTCCGTGTCCACCCATACGCGCGCTCGACCGTCTCAGGTTCTGACGCCTCATCGAGCCGGATACCCAAATCCGCCAACAGGCTATTGACCGTGGCCACATCGAGCGGTTGTTCTTCCGCCCGCGACCCCTCCCACGCCTCGTAATACCACCCGCGCTTCCCGAACGGCGTCGAGAGCGCCAGGATACTCCCGCCACTCATCGCCAGCATGGGCCGCAGCGCATGATAGGTGGCATCGGCGACCCGTGCCGCTTCATCCGGGATCAGCCGCTTGACACTCGAATACCCGACGAGCGTTTCCGCAGACGCTGGTAAGCTAATAATGCGGCTACCGTTTTCCAGTTCCATCTCATGTTCCGTATCTTTGAGTAACCGCATCGGCTTGACCTGATTGTAAAAATGTTTGGTCTTGCGGTACAACTCAGAACTCTGGCGCAAGGAGGGCGACACCAACAGAATGAGCGCCCCTGGCGTTTCGAGCGCATCCGCTAACGCTATCGCCGCCACAATGGTGCTTTTGCCCGCCTGCCTGTGGCACAAGAGCAACTGATCGCCTGGCGTCGTGGCCACCCGTATCTGCCAAGGGTCCGGCTCCAGCCCCGCGCGCCGCATCAAAGAGACGGCATCATACGCCTGCTCGGTCAGTGCGACACATTGTTGCCGCTCACGCAACCACGCGGAGGCTTGCTGCACTAGTGGTATGCGCTTCGATGATTGCTTGAAGCTCTTTCTGGGCGTCGCCACTCCCGGCATACTTCAACACCAAGGTCATCAAGTCGGCCATAAACGCTTGGTCATCCCGCGCCTGCTCGGCTGGACGCCCAAACTGGTAGTAAAACAGCATAGCTTCAAGGCCAGGTGCCAACTCGCCCAAGACCGCACGCTTGTGGAGATTCTCTTGATACGCCGGATCATACAGGATCGCACCCGTAATAGACTCAATCGCCTCATTCTTCTTGTTACGCGATCCCTTTTGCCGTCCCGATCCCGCAGGACGTGTCTTCCCTTTTGGCCATGCCATACCCCAACCTATCCCAACCTATTTACGCCTTCCCCACCAGCGCCGCCAGCAACTCGGTCAGCGGCCCCTGCTTCTGTCCTTGCCACCGCTCCAGTTGGAGCTGCACCTTTTCGTACAACCGCCCATCCTGTTGCAACGCCTCTTGCGCCAGTTCGAGGGCTTCAAGGGCGGCAGGCGTCAGTTCGAGCGGCAACAGCACCGTCTTGGGTGTGGCCATGTCATAGTCCTATGGAAACGCGACCAAAGCGACACATCTGGCGTCAGCCCCGCTCGCGTCGTAGTTCGAGACCGCCGCGATGTCCACCGGCGCATTCGCCGCAATGGCCGCCAGCGCATTCGTCTGGCTATGGCACTCCGTCGCCGTGCCGGTGATGGTACACGTCAGCGCCGTGTACGCGGCTTCGGTCGGTGTCGCCACCGCCGCATTGGCGCGGAGCGTAAAGACGTGGCTATTGCTGCCCGTCGGGGCGGCACTCACCTTGCAGCGAAAGCCCATCACTTTGACGGGCAACGTACTCAGGGGATTATCCGCCGTCGCCTCCGTGGTGGAGTCCAGCGCACTACACGCCGCGCCGGCCAGCACGTAATCTGTGGGCGTGCCCCCGAAGCCCGCGAGGCCCGGTCCCAGATAGGAGGTCGTCGCATTGGCCAGATCGCCGCAAAACGTGACCGGCTCGGCCAGGGCGTAGGCTTCGGTAATCGTCGCGCCACTACTCAAGCGCATCCCGTTTTTAAAATCGTAGATGTCATTATGCGGCGTGATGGTAGACTGCGCGACCAGCCCAGCCACCACCAGGAAAGGGAGCGCGAACGCGCCGAGCATCAGCCGCTTCCGGGTCAACCAGGGCATACACAGTTCCTCACAGATGTGGGTCACGCCGCCAGGTCTCGCCCCTGGTGAGGAGACGGTGGACCCCAGGGGCAGAGCCAGCGACTAGTGGGATATTGGGAGGCAGATGGGTGGACAGGAGTATAGCAGATGCGTCCAGGCGCAGCACAGCCATTGGATCAGAAGATATACCTCTGCCCACTAGCTGCTAGAGAGTAAGAGTAGAGAGAGAGAAGAGAGGTTGTCAAGCGAAAAAAGGCACCAGTGCTCTTCAGTCCCAGGTCGTCGGCTGCACGCCTTGCGGCAGACAGCGGTAGTGCATCTCCCCCTGGACCGCGACCCCTTGCGCACGGGCCACGTCCCGATCCTTGTCCTCGCGCTCGATGCGCCGTTGCCACGCCATCATGCAATGGCCGCGATTCTCGAAATAGTCGAGGATATGGGGTTGCGCCGTGACACGCATCCCGCGTGTGCCCTTCCGGACAACCCCGGTATAGTCGCCGCTGGCCCACAGCGCCCAGGCGCAGGCCAGGTAGAAAGCAAGGCGTTTCATGTTACGACTCCTCCTTCGTCAAATGATCTAAGCTCACGCCGAGCGCGCGGGCAATCCGTTGCACAATACTAAACCGTGGATCAGCCGCATCCCGCTCAATTTGACTCATATACTTCTGACTCAGCCCCGCAGCGTCAGCCAGGGCTTTCTGATTCAGGCCCACATCAATCCGCGTCTTCCGAATTTCTTTGCCTAAGCTCATAGCGACAATTCCCCCTTTCAGAACAGAAATATACCTCAAAAGGGAAAAATGTCAAATAGAAGGATTTTTACCCTTGGCAGGTTATGCACCGTTCGGTATAATGTAGGCAAGTGGTTGGCGAGACCAACCATACAACAAAGGCGGTGTGCCAACGCCCTAGGAAGCTCGACGCACCGCCCCGTGTTCACCATCCCTGGAAGGAAGGATGAAACGATGGCTACCCTAGCACAGCCCCAGACCGTTGTCCAGTTCGACGTCGCGTTACGCGCCGCCGCGAACCGCGCCCGTGCCACGTATGCCCCGGCGCACCATCCCCGCATCCAGCGCGGCTTAGAGATCGCGCTGGCGGGTGGCGTCGACCTCCTGCCCGATGGCACGGCGCATGTGCAGAGCCAGACGGCCCCCGAGGCGCGGTATCTGGTGAATGGGCGCTGCCCCTGCCCCGACCAGGCCGCGCCGCAGGAAGTGTGCAAGCACCGTTGGGCCAAATTGCTCACCAAAGCCGCGCTCAACGTGCAGAAGCGGCACCCTGGCAAAGATGCGTATTGGGCGACCTACACCACGCCCTACGGTGAGGCCGTGCCAGGCACCGCCGAGTTTGACCCCACGCGGCAAGCCTGGGTGTTCACGCCGGAAGATGGGCAGGAGCCACTGTACGCCGCGATCCAAGCCTTAGCGCTGGGCGGACATATCGCCACGGCACAGGCGCAACGCGAGGCCGATGGCGACCTGGCCGCGAAGGTCGGCCAGCCGCAGTACCGCGAGGTGCCAGACGCCGTCGCGGCTGCCAAGGCGGCAGTGGCAGCCCGGCAGGCCAAGCGTAGCGCGTGGGGTTTTTAACGATCACCACCACGGGGAGCCCGCGCTCCCC